GTAGCATTTGCTTACGTGGTTTCTGGAACACAGTCTGTAGAGCAAACTCAGCAAAATCCTCAGGATGAGTTCACAAAAGTGGAAGTAAAAGACTTGCCTCAGGCAGTTATGAATGTCTTGGCTAAGGACTATGAGGGGGCTGTAATAAAGGAGGCTTTCATTTCCGAGAAAGAAACCGGTAAGATTTATAAGGTTGTGTTGACCATCACCAAGGAAAATCAATCCACTGAAGAAGTAACGGTACTTCTGAATGAAAAAGGAGAAACTGTAGAATGAATAGAAACTCTGTAGTGGTTCGGATTCATCTACAGAGATGATTCGAGATGCTTTTATGTCTATCTCGTT